GCCTCGATCCGATGTCCGTGGACGCTACCGTAGGCGCCAGCCCGGTCAAGGCAGGACTGGCCAGGTTGAGCGCAATCTTCGGGTATCGAGCCTCGTCAACAGTTCCGACTCTAGCTCGCCAGGAAGCTTGGTCTATGAGCTGGTCATCCGAGTAGAGATTCAGGCTGATTGACGTGTCATACACGCCGACCCCGGCCGGGGGAGCTTGAGTAGACAGCGGCCCGGTGTCCACCGTTGCCCTGGCGCTTGATCCGCCGGTACGGCTGACCGTGACGTCGTTGTGGAGGTTCTGGTCATCTTCTACCGGCTGTAGTGAATCCATCTCATGAGCTGCGTAGTTGAGGGTCACATCGGCAGGCTGACCGAACAACGCAGAAGCAGGCCGGTAAGCAAGTGCGGCCCAGTCCTTGGGTGAGAAAAGCTGCCCACCATCCGCGTCAACGGCCTCTTGGATCAGGGTGAGCAGAGTACTTGTCGTCTGAACCCCCATTCTGGTCGACGCCGAATGAAAGCCAGCGGACTGAAACGGAACCCCTGCGTTGGCGCACAGTCGGGACAGTCGGGAACCTGCTGTCTCACCGGAATAACCATTGATCACCGGAAGGCCGATGGAGTAGACAGAGGTAATGGCCGTCTCCAATGTGACATGCCCAGCGGTCACGTCGACCATTGTCAGGCCGTGATTGAATTCGAGCTTGAGTGCCCTGCTGATCTGAAACCCGACCAGAGTGCCGGAGTCTGACCCTGCTGTAGTGTCTCCCTGGCCCACGGTGGATACCCGCCATACAACGTTGGCCCCGGAATTGTTCAGCTCCAGAGACAAGTACACAGGTCTACCATTCAACGCGAATCCGGTTGCTGGCATGACGTTGCTGACCAGCACATCGTCCTTGTCCCTGGCCGTGAGCCCCATAGATCCACCTGTACCGTAGGTCAGGTTCCATATGGGGATGGTCCCAGAATTGGTGAGCCGAATGATAGAGGAACCGTTGACAGTTCCTCCTGCCGGGACGGCCAGCAACATTCTGATCTGAATGGCTCCGGTGGATGTGTAAGAGGGTATTGCCACATTGAATTCTGTGCTGTTGAACACCGGTAGTGGCTTGGACCCCAAGAACGTGGAACTACTCGCGAGAGTAGGTGTTCCGCCTCTGAACTTCAGGGGAGCCAGTCCCACCCGGGCCGATGCCAGCGACGTGGAGTTCGATTCGTCCTCACACGGCCAATACCCCTTTAAGGCTGTGTTTTCGATGTCAGCCTGATAGATGGGGGACTGAAGCGGTTGGGCGCCCTGGCCTAGCCGTCGCCTGATGTCGGCACATTCTATCGGCGTCCAGACGTCCCGACCTGTCGTATCCCACCGTTGGGGCCAGGACGTCACTTCACCAGTGAACCGAGGGTCTGACGTCGTAACGATCAATGATCCGAGACTGGAGTTTACGGTCCACGTATTGGAGTAGGCATCGGCGAACGACGTCACCCCACTGGCCTGAGCGGTTAGGTCTGGCTTGGCAACGATGGTCCCTCCGATGCCATTACGGATCTCCGCACCATATAGCCGACCGTGGATGACCGACCCTCCTAGGCTGGCGTTGGGGTTGTCCAACAGCGCAGCAATACCAGAGCCGGAAAATATGGAAGTGGTTCCGGCCGTAACCACCGGAGCCCCCAATTGTGTCCAAGTGCCGGAAATCGAATCGGATGTGTAGAAAGTCCGGATCCGGTTACCTCCGGAGCTGACTGCCAACGTTGCCCTGACTGCCAGTCGGCCGGTGGTGATCGGCACCGGCACCGTACTCACAGCCGCGAGCACGCTTGTTCCGTCCGGAGAGTGCCAGAGCTGTATGGTCCCGTTACTTCCCAATGCGAACGCGTACGATCGTTGGTTGCCGGTCTCTGTCCACTTAGACACCAGTTCCATCGCATCCCGCCACGACGTCAGATCTAGATCCGCCCGGATGTCTATGTCTCCGGTGATGTCAAGGGCAGCCTTGTCTGTCGTGGTTATCGAACACGTGCCGATAGTGTCCGTGGTCTGCTGGGTAATCTGGGCATACCCCTCTCCGATGATCGAACACCGGATCGGAGTATTACGCCCAATCTGTCGATAGTAGGTCCCTGTTGGGTTGCGAGGGGAAAACCGGCCATCCCGATTGTTCAGGACAAGGGTCATCGTCGAGGGCTCATCCGACCCGCCCTCGTTCGGCTGACCTCTGGTAATGACTATGTCTTCTCTGGACTGAACATAGGACGTGATATCGGTCCAAGCCGCGTTAACGTACAGCTCAACCTTGATCGGCAGAACTGTCTGCGGAAACGCCATCAGGATCTACCTAACACAAGCTGGACGTTGCCCCCACGGGTGCGGACAGACTTTCGGAGAATCTCCACCAGTAAGTCGTCCAGCTTGGACCCGCCTGACCTAATTTCAATCAGCACCATTCCACCGCCCCCACCTGACATCATCGCCTCTGTCGCACCATTGGGGTAAACCTGACTGCCCGGAGCCAGCTTGACCAGCTCTCGGCCGTGCTCGCCGACCATGGTCAGCCCAGACCGGGGGCCACCGGAAGCAGCCGACCCGATAACCCCACCGTGCGCGAAACCCAATGCACCCCGGATCGATCCGCCAATCTGACTGGGAATGCTCCGCACGTAGGAGAGCAGTCCGGACAACCATGACCGGGCCGCGTTGATCGCATTGCGGATCGGGTTAGTGATCGCTCCATACACGCTGGAAAATGCGCCACGTACCCCGGACACAGCCCGCGACGCGGCAGTGCGGATCTGCCCGAAGTGGCTGGACACGTAGATCACAGCGGCACCTACCGGGCCGGTGAGGATGGACAGAATCGTTCGCCAGTTGGACCGGATCCAGCTCAGAACATTGGACACCCCGGCTCTGATCTGACTCCAATGCCTGGTGATGTACACGACAGCGGCACCTATCGGGCCGGTGAGGATGGACACCAGTAACGGCCAATGAGCCTTGATCCACCCCAGAGTTGCCGATACTGCACTAGTGATTGCGTGAAACACAATCTTGGCCACCTGGCCGACGTCGTGCAGAGCGTTACGGAATATCTCCGAGTGTTCCCGAGCTTTCATGAACCCCAGCACCAGTAGCCCAATTGCGGCCCCGATGGCAATAATTGGGGCCATAGCAACGAGTGTCGCTATGGCGGCAGCACCAGCCGCAACCGCCCACGCAACGAACGCTGCCACCAGTACGCCGCCGATAACCGCAGCCGCGACCTGAACTACAGTCGCGTGCTCCTTTATCCACGAACCGAACTTGATTAGCGCTGGCAAGAGCTTTTCTGCGACAACCGCTGTGAGCTTGACTTTAGCCTGAGTGAGCATCAACACGGCCGGGGCCAACTGTTGGCCGATTTTCGCCTGAAGTTCTTCCGACTTGGCCGATGCAATCCGTTGGGCGTTGGCAAGCTGACCGGAAGTGGACACGAAGTCACCGGCAGTGCTTTCGGTCTGTTTCATGATCAGGTTCACCCGGGCCAGGGCAAGTTCTTGGGACGTGAGTGATTTCGCTGATTTCTTGTGTGTCTCCGAGAGTGCTTCTGCTTGGACCCTGGCTGCGCTTAGCCCGACCCCGTACCGTTCAAGCGGGTCGGCTTCACCCCGTAGCCCTGCCTGAACAGCTTCTAGCGCGTCGGGCACGGATGTGTTGAACACGGACGCCATGTCAGATGCGCGCTTGGTCAGATCGATTGTCAGATCGGCCACCTTACCCAGCGGAATGCCAGCGTTCTTCAGTCCTGCTCCCAGCGGGACGGCAAGATCATTGAACGCTCGCTGGCTCAGACCGTAGCTGTTGGCAGTCGACTTGCCCCACGCCAGGATCTTGTCCTGACTCTTGCCGAAGATCTTGTTAACCGCGTTCAAGGACTCGTTCAAGTTGGAAAATGCCGTAACAGACCCCGATACGAATTCCTTCACTCGGGCAGCCCCGGCCGCAACGACGTGAGCCGCGATGAACCCGGCTGCCATCTTACCGACCGTCTGTAGCGTGCTGCCTGTTTTCTTGCTGTTCTGCTGGATAGAATCCATTCCAGACTTGGTCTGATCCTTGACCTTGACGGTTATGTCAATCTCATTCGGCATGACTCTCCGTTCTGGTCAAGTCCATCAGCTTCAGCAGACGGAACATTTCGGCTGGCTCTGCCTCAATTTCGCTGGGCAGCTTGTGCCACCGGTCGCACAGCCCGATCACTAGTTCGGCGTAGGCTAGATCGCTCGGCTTACCGATGACGGAGCCGTCATCGGCAACCCCACCAGGGACGGCTCGCCAGATGGCGACTGATCTTTTAAACCGCTGTCCACCCCAGTCATAGCCTCCATCCACGCCCCAATGATCTGAAACACGAAAGTGAACTCCAGGGTGAGCATTCCCTCAAGTGTGGCCGGAACCGGTGTCCCGTCATCGGTTTCGAGGTTCCAGCTCCGCAGGGACTCACCGGCGAACGCCTCAAACAGCATCATCGTGGATGCGACGTCAGCGCGGTCGGCATCGGCCAGAGTTGTGAAGCGTATAAACGAGCCTGCGCTGACCGAGCATGCCTTGACAGTCAGCCCGTCCAGGTCGGTCCCGTTGAAATCGAGAGTGTATATCTTCCGGAGAGGAGTGAAACCCATTACCTGGTACCATCTTTCAAGTAGCTGACCGTCATGACCAGGCAGGACTCGCGCCGTTGGCGAGAGTCAGGGGAACTGTCCACGACAGAGCACCGTCGTTGCCGCGACTGATGCTGTAGTCCGTGGCGATGCATTCATTGGTCAGGGTGTTGGCTCCCACGGTCCCAGTGATGACCAGGGTCACCGTTCGCTGAACACTGGTGGAGCTTACTGTCTTGAACACGGTGTGCGCCCCGGTGGATGCGTTGTCGTTGAACGCCACCCCGGTAAGCGTGATGGAGAAATCGGCCAGCAGGAGCAACCTTTCGAACGCAGACTTGTCCACGCCGGTCACATCCTGCACAGCCCTTGGTGTGGCGATCTGAAACGATCCGACATCGTTTCTGATGTCAATCAGGCTGCCTGCGCTGTTGTCAACAGACAGCGTGGTCATTGCTAAACCTGAAGTCTTGGCCATGATTTATCCTTTTTCCAGTCGGTCAGCGATGGCTTGCGTATGGGTGGAGAAATCTTCTACCCAGTCTTCCGGTCGGGCGTGTACACGAGTTGGCGTTCCCAGCGGGTTACCCCGGTAGTCCCCACCACGGACGATGAACAGCTCCGGACGGCCAACCAGCATCCGATGCGTGCTGGACCGGAAGCACTCGGTACCCGGCCCGAACCGGAACACCGTTTCTGCTCCGTCCCGCTCCACCGACAACCACGCCCTGCCGGATGACCTGACCGTGTGCTCCAGCTCTCCGCCCACGGGCACCCTGGTTTCCCACCCGTTCCGGAAGTGCTCACAGTCGACGTCGTCGCATGTCGCAGGTCGCCAATACCGGTCAGTCATCGGCGTAGTGATCTCATACGTCGTGTAATCGGACGCCACCCCGGCCGGGGTGAATCGGAACGGCTCACCGAACATCAGAAAACCTGCCCAGCAATTTCGTTCTTAACCACCTGAACACAGAATTGCGCGTTAGTAAATGTTCCGGTAGTAACCGCGCGAACGTATCGCCGTACATTGGCCGTGTTCGCCAGCGCAATCCGCTGACCACCGGTCGTACTCGCGGCAACGAACGTGGCCCCGGACACAGGCAGAAACGTCGCGTTATCGGCTGAATCTTCAATCGCCACCGTGACAGAGGTACCGGTCACGGCGAATACCTGAAGGTATGCCTGCATTCCGAACGACGCCGATGCCAACGTGTCCAGCCCGGTACCATTGGTGGCGGTCGTATCTGTCCGAATCCCATTGGTGAGCTGGAGTCCCCATTCCAGGCCGTAAGCATTGGAGGTAGCCTCCACTGTGTAGGTAAGCGCGCCGCTACTGTCTCGGTTGCCGTCATAGTTGATCTGCTTGGCAACCAGACTCGCAGCCGGAGAACCGATTCCGGTACCACGCAGATAAGTGATGAGTACGTCAGTACGCGGCAGAGTCTTCAGCCTGGGGTGAGCCTGCCCGGCTGAGTCGTTCATGAACGCACTGAACGACAGACCGCCATCCCGAATACCGCCAATTCGTTCGTAAGCTGACTTGTCAATGCCTGTCACGTCCAGCACGGCCGGGCCACCATGAACGGCTGACAGCGACCCGATATCTCCGGACAGATCGAATCCGTCGACGAAACAACGATCCCCTAGCCCTGACTGCTTGGCCACTGACTATCCCCTTTCTCACGGAGCCTGGTCGAATACATCATTCACCAGGATCGGGATGCTGATAACCATCACCCGGTACAGGTGACTGTCCTGGTTCAGGTACCCTGCCCTGGCCGACAAGCCGTTTGGTCCGGTCAGGTCAATGTTCATCGCCGACCCGTTGAGGCTGAAATCTCCGGAGTAGGCAGCCATCAGCGCGGCAACCGCTACAAGAACATTCAGATCAGTGTCGTCCTCAGGCTGACTGATCATATTGGTGCCGACCCTGAAATTGAACGTGAGGCGCATCGACGTACTGACCAGCCCGGACGGGGCGGGACGAAAATCATCTACCCAGAGCGCGCCGTATAGCCCGTCCGGTGGAGCCGATTTCGGTTCATGGCCCGACACTGACCGGAACATGCCCAAGCTCAGGGCATGACTGATCAGGCCATCCCGAATCGCCACCACGTCCACTATTTCAGAGCTCCGAGATGGGCGCGGATTGTCCGCGTCACGATGGCCGGAGCCTTCTGAACCACGTCGTCGTACGCTTTACGGAACGACTGATATCCCTTGAACCTGGTGGACTGATTACGTCGACTGGTGCCTTCGAGCCACGGCCCGTAAACAATCCCACGGTCATGCACAATTTCCATGTCGTTGCTGGTCTGAGTAGTGATCTGAGTCTCGTAATACGGGGTCGGGTGACGAATACTGGCGTTAAGGTGCCACTGCACCCGCTCAAGGGCAGCGCTGGCCACATCCTCCTGCGCAAGCTTGCAGATGAGCGCCAGCTCTATTGAGGCAGCCCCGGTGAGCAACGGCCCACGAACGGTAACCTCACTCATACGACACGCATCCGTGTCTTGCGCCCGTACTGGGCTTCTACCTGGCCACGCAGATCGATCAGACCTGCGAAGGCAACAACAGGCCGGGCATTATCCCCTGAACCCGCCACCCGGGCATAGCCTGCGCTTTCCTGTTCCAGTTCGACAATCGCCTCACCGATGGCCAGGGACCGGATCGGGGAGGGGACGAGATATCGCCCGATCGGGTCGGAGTTGGAGTGGGCCTCGGCGGTCGAGCCGTTGG